GCTTTTGTCAAATCTACCTGAGTAAGTTGATTCTGTGATTGTGATATTTCTATCTAAAACTGATTGTGGCATCACCTGTTGCACACGATCGTCAGCGGCAACCGTTTGTGCTTCTTCCATTGTGAGCATATAGCCTGTGGTTCTTGAAGTTGGTCGTCTGTCCTCACAAGCAACACTCCTATCTGGAATATGTAGAGCACCACCTGGCGTTTCCATATCCTCATAAAAAGCATCAATGTCTTCACCTTTTTTCAGTGTGACTTGGAATAATTCCATGTTACGCCTCCAGTTGTAGTATGTTTAGATCTACTTGCACAGTGCTTGTGCTGCCGCTTTTGTTTGTTATCCTAGTAGATATAGCTGTTGTTACTGGACTTTCTAAGTTGAATCCATAAGCACCTGGGCTTATAATTACTGTTTCTGCACCTGTAGTAATAACTTCTGCAATAAGTCCTGCGTCTGAAGTAGGATCAACACCTTCTGCTCTGCTTGCATCTGCGAGTCTAGTTGCGTCACTAACATACAATCTTACACGAGCTGCTCTGTCTGTTGTTATAGTCAGTAGTGCGTATGATTTGAATCCTGTGATGTCTAAGTCTGCTTCATCACCATCTGCCAAACTACCAGTTGTGCCTGTGACAGTTCCTCTGCTTTGTAATCCTGAGCCGCCACCGCCTGATAAACCAGTTACAGTTACACCAGTAAAGTCTACTGTAGAACCCGATTCAAAATCTACGTTAGCATTAAAATTTGTAACACTATTCATTTCGATTGAACCAGTGCCACTTCCAATTGTTACACCTGTACCGTCAACGGTTCCAACTTTTACTACGCCACCTTGTGCACCACCTGAGCCAGCATCTAATATTAAATCACCGCCTACACTGTTTACTGCTGATGTACTGCCGCCTTTAACTGTAAGTACAGTACCAGGATCAAGTGTTGTAGAACTAGCAGGCTGTACTGATTCAGTAATAATATTACCAGTCACATCACCGTAATACATTGCTGTGCCTACACCAGCATCTACGTCAAGGATAAGTGTTAAGCCATCTGCTTGTTTAACATCACCGTGTACTTCGCCCATTACATTACCAGTAAATGTAGCCGCTGAAATGTCTAACACTACACTTGTTGCTGGATTTGCTGGATCACTTACTACATCACCGTAATACCACGCTGAGTCTGCCGCAACACCTGCATCTAATACTTTTGAATTTGCAGTGTCTGCTAAGTCCCATGCAATAAGATTTGATGCACTACTTCCACTTCCAGTTTGATCAGCAACCCATGCATAATCTGCTCCATCCCAACTTAGTATTTGACCGCCTGTTGCAGTGCTAGTGTTTAAATGTGCGTCTACTGTACTATTGAAACTTACTGTTGAACTTTGATTTTGTGCATTACCTATAAAAATATTACCGTTATCTAAGTTTGGTGTAGCGTTTGTTCTACCTGCACCACCAACTTTGATTGTCATATTAGTTGTTGGTGTTGCTCGTTCAATCTTACCAATGTTCTGTATTAGGTTTGCTTCGCCTGCTGGTGCGACATTTGTTAGTTTACCTGCTTCTGTAGCACTAACATAAAGTGTGTCACCTAGTGCAAAAGTAATACCTGTTTCGCCAAAGTCTGACACATCATGTCCTGGGCAACTACCGAACGTAATTACAGTACCATCACCAGCATTTGCAATATCGTCTTTTACAATACCAAATGCTGGCATAGTAGTTGAACTATTTGCTTGTGCTTTGCTTACTTCTGGTGTATTGCCATTTAATCCACTGATATAAACAACTTCACCTTTATTAAGTGTAGCACCACTGTCGTTGTGTACTGTAAATTCAACTGAAGTAGCTTCTGTTGTACCAGTATCAGCAACCCATGCATAATCTGCTCCGTCCCAACTTAGTATTTGGTTAGCAGTTGCGGTACCGGTGTTTAAGTGTGTATCTACATCTGAATCTGTATAAGAAGCGCCGCCTGCGCCACTTAAATCTGGTGGCGTATATGTAAACACACCAGTTGCATTACTGTATGTTAGTGTGCCACTTCCGCTGGCGCTATTGGTTGTAACACTCAAATCAGTGAGTGCTACACCGCCACCACCGCCACCGCTTTCTAGTGTTGTAACTCTGTTGTTTAGGTCTGTGAAGTTTCCGTCTAATTCTTCAAAGGTTAATTCGCTACCTTTTTGTGTTCTCAATGTTATTGCCATTGTCGTTTCCTATTTTGCTACGTAACCCGATGATACATATCCAGTAGTTACATAGCCTGCTGTTCTAATTTCATTATCTGGTTTGGGTAGAATTACTTGACTCATGCCATGCTGTTCTACGTATTCTCTGTTATCAAATATTGCTGTGCTTTCATTGAAAATGTAATCACTAGCATTGTATGTTTTGTCTGTCCATGTTTGTTCAGCAATGTTATCGTATAGTCTATGCCATTTTGTACCTCTGCGAACAAACAACCTATTAGGACTAAAATCTGTTCTAATAAAGTAATCACCGTCATTGGGATTGCTTGGAAACTGATCTCCTGTGGGAATAGTTTCTCCGTATTTCCAATTGTTTTCTTTGTTTACAATACCGCCACTGGTTGGATGGTCGTAACCAAACAAGTGATCCCGCATACTTGTACCATTTGGATCTTCTGCATCAGCGGCAGCAACAATTGCATTGCTGATATCATATTCTGTTTTGTATGTACTAACATCGTTTTTGAGGCTATTAGCATCTGCACTGTCGCCAAGTATATCGTAGTATTCCTGGCTGTCTGTTAGCGGACTTAGTTTCACTCTCCAAATGTGAGGATACCAAGTCTGACTAAAGCCTTCTGCACCTCTGTTAGCATCATTAACAACATAATATTTGTTGATAGCGGCTTTGTCGTTGCTGAGTAGCAGTGCATCTCTGAGGTGTGGAAGTTCTAGTACATCACCGGGCATGAGTTTTCTGCCCATAATCTCTACCATTTCATTCATGTGAAATGTCATGTACAACATGTCGTTGCTTAAAAATAGTCCAAACTGTGTTAGATCAAAGTCTGTGTCCTGTACATTATATACGCCACGCATTTCATATACATCTGGATCATACTTTCGATCTCTGTTTTCCATGAACAGCAAGTCTTGAACTTTTGTTTCATTTATTATGCCGTCTACGTTTATAAAATCTCCATTGAGTGGATCAACCTCTCTACCGTCAATATAGTTAGGTTGACTAGGATCGTTGGTTGCTCCTAGACTAGCAGGACCTACATACTTGTGTACATGAACTCCTGTTCCACCTATATTGAATTGTTCACGGATACTACGATCCATGAAGTGATAATCGTTTGTTTTGGTTGGTTTATATAAACTTAAACGTGGCATACGTATATTTATGTGAATTATAGCTCTTGACAAAACTGTAAAAGATGCTAAATTAGTAGAGTAACAATCAGGAGAGTAGTATGGCAGGTGTACGAAGCATTACCCGTAAAGCTAAGAAAAAAGTTGCAAGACGTAGTATCAAAGGACTACAAGCACCCAGTTTTGACAATTGGGAAAAGTTAGATGGTGCTAAATTTCATAGACTAAAAACTCATGTACATGATTTCTACTACATGAACTACAAGTACACTGATACTATCGAATGGGCTTTTGTTTGGATGAAAGAAAACGGCTACACCAAACAAGAGATCACTAATGTTAAAAAAGCTGCCAAGTACGAACAAGTGTTGGGTGTGCAGTGTAAAATGATGTTGGATGGTTGCCCTGACTACAACGAAAAGGAACAAGAGTATTGGCAGGCATGTCCAGGCACAGCTGGAGACGTCAAGCCAATGACAGACTGGATTAAAGCTAAAATTGCCAAGTTAATCGACGAAGGTAAAGAAATCGTTGAGGTCAAAAAGGCTGAAGAAAGCAAAAAGAAAAAAGCATACATTCCTACTATCCAAGAACGTTTAGAAGAAGCAACCATTGAGAAGATGGAAGAGTTCGATGAATGGGAAGATGCTTGGCTCAGAGATAGCAAAAGCAATCCTCTTATCAAAAAGAATCCTCTGAACTACTTTAAAAAGTATGAAATGAATCTTGGTCATTTGCGTTTTGTAGATCAGTTCTACAGAGGGCAGTGGGAAGAACTACAAGAGCTTAATAACTTGCCTGCTCCTAAAAAACGTGATGACATGCAACAGCAACTTGCAGAAGGTTACGAAACGTACAGCAAAAAAGAAATCAAAGAACTAACAGATTTCTACAAGCGACTGTTCGATGCTATTGAGATTGTCAAAGCAGAAAAGAAACAAACTCGTGCAGTGCGTAGACCTAAACAAAAGAGTGCAGCAGAGCTTGTTAAAAAACTCAAGTTCAAACCCAGTGATGGAGATTTTGGACTAAGCAGTATTCCGCCAGCAGATATCATTGATGCAACCACATTGGTAGTGTTTAACACAAAGAATAGAAAGCTGGGCATTTACTATGCACAAGAACATGCAACGTTCAAAGTCAAAGGTACTACGCTACAGTTCTTTGATGAGAAACGCAGTGTACAAAAAACAGTACGCAAGCCCAACGAAGTGTTACCTAACTGGAAAAAGATTACCAAACACAAACTCTCTCCACAGTTTGGATATCTCAAAACAACTGAAACAAAACTTAACGGTAGATTCAACGCAGATACAATCATCTTAAAAGCCTTCAAGTAGTATAAATAGTTGTATGGCACTAAAAGATGATTTGATCAAAGAAATAGAACTACGACTAGGTGGACAGATGGTTGACGTTGAACTCGACCCTGAACACTATGACGTGGCTATCAAAAAGAGTTTTGAAAAATATAGACAGCGCAGTGAAAACGCTGTAGAAGAAGCATTTATTCCATTAGAAATGAAAGTCGAGATCAGTGAATATACACTGGCAAACGAAATCATTGATGTTATGGACATATATAGACGCAGTAGTGGAACACTTAATGCTAGCAGTGGCGGAGATATCGAGCCATTTGAAACTGCATATCTGAACAACTATTTGTTATACAGTGGCAGAGCAGGCGGCATGAGTACATACGATGCTCTTGCACAACACAGAGAAACACTTGGACGTATGTTTGGTGAAAACTTTACGTTTACTTGGAACACTGTGACCAAAAAACTTTTAGTTCATAGAAAGATCAAAGCAAATGATACTGTATACTTGCATGTATACAAACAGCGTAGCGATGAAGAATTGTTACAAGATCCTTACAGCTCGCCTTGGTTAAAAGATTATGCATTGGCTCATGCACGTTTGATCCTTGCAGAAGCTAGAGGCAAATTTAATACTATTGCTGGTCCACAAGGCGGCACTAGTTTAAATGCTGATGCACTTCGTAATGATGCTCAAATGGCAATTGACAAACTAGAAGATGATCTCAAGTACTTTGCTGAAGGGCAAGCAGGTCTCGGAGTAATTATTGGATAAGATACATGTATCAATGCAATGTTGCATCTGATGTGCCAGGATGGATAGATCCACTACAACACAAGTATTATCAAAAAATAGCCAATCAGTTACCAGATAATCCTAAATTTTTAGAAATTGGATGTGGATGGGGCCGCAGTACATGGGGCTGGCTTGATGTATTACCACCTACTACTGAATACTACATAGTTGATTTGTTTGTGTTAGATTATAAAACACTTAGACAAAAGCAGTTGGATCACTTGATGCCATATACAACTGAAGTAAAAAATTATTTAGATGATTCATATTCTAATAATAAAACTCAACAAGATATTCTGATAGAATTAATATCACAGCATCAAAATTATAATATTATAAAAGATATTATACCTGTATCATTTCAAGATTCTAAACAAAAAATACACAGTATGCAATTTGATGGCGTATATCTAGATGGAGATCACACATATAAAGAAGTATATGATCAACTTGAATACTTTAAAGATATTCCAGTATTATGTGGCGATGACATACATTGGCAAGAAGTAAGAAATGCATTATTTGACTGGGCAGGAAAATTTAAAAAAGAACCTAAAATAGTTCCAGGTTGCAATATGTTTGTTGCAAATTATACTTCTTGACAAATCCCTAATATTCTATTATAATATATGAAAGTTATAGGAGATTTCATTGAAAAACGTAATTGGTATATGTGGACTTATTGGCAGCGGCAAAGGCACTGTTGCTGACATCTTAGTTGAAAATCACGGATTTCAAAAACTTAGCTTTGCGGATAAACTCAAAGACGGTGTTGCAACTGTATTTGGTTGGGATCGTGCTATGTTAGAAGGCGATACAGATCGTAGTAGAATTTGGCGAGAAAAACCAGACGAATACTGGACCAAAGAAACAGGGCGTGAAATCACTCCTAGACTTGTACTACAAGAGTTTGGCACTGACTGTATGCGCAACGGATTCTTTGATGGTATATGGGTTAGTTTGGTTAAACAAGAAATTTTAAATAATCCAAATACAAATTGGGTAATACCTGATGTACGGTTTCCCAATGAAATGCGTATGATCAACAGTGTACAAGGTCAAGTATGGCAGGTACGCAGAGGAGATTTGCCTCAGTGGTTTTATGATCGCAGAGATCTAGGAACAAAACCAACAGGCGTACATCCAAGTGAATGGGCTTGGATTGAAAGCAATAGTAGCTTTGACCAACTTATTAGTAATGACACTACACTTGAAGAACTACAATCCAAAGTACAATCAATAATTAACTGCTAGGTTAACCTGCATAACCCCCTTGATATATAGTGGTTCTGGTAAATATTACTAGCAATACTTTAATCAGAGGAGCAAAATTATGGCACTAGTATCTCCAGGTGTAGAGGTTCAAGTAGTTGATGAAAGTGCATACGGCGCACCAGGCGCTGGCACAGTACCATTACTATTGATCGCTACACGTACAGACAAAGCAGATCCTACTGGCAGTGAAGCAGATGGTATTGCCAAGTATACAAAAGCAACATACGCTGGTAGCCCTATTAAAGTTACTAGCCAACGTGAGCTTACACAATACTATGGTAATCCTACATTTACTGAAAACAGTAGTGGTCTTGTAATACAAGGCAGCGAGACCAGCGAATACGGTCTTATGGCTGCATACAGTTATCTAGGACAAGGCAACACAGCATATATTGTTCGTGCAAATATTGACCTTGGTCAATTAGATAGCACCACAACAGAACCAACAGCACCTTATGCTACTGGTAATGGTTTGTGGCTAGACACAGATTTTTCAAAATATGGTATCCACCAATGGGATGCCACTAACAGTAGTTGGGAAAACAAGGTACCAGCAGTTGAAGTAAACGCAACGGGTACACAAACAGACATCGACGGTGACGTTGCATTTACACCAACTACAGCAGCAAGTGCCTCAACAGACGGAACATTCCTAGTTGTAGTACACACAGACAACGAAGTAGCAGTAACAGCAGACAGACAAATGAGTTTGCAGTTCTTCTACGGAGTAGGCGGTGCATGGGAACTAATGGACTCAAGTGGTGTTCTAAGCACAGGTGAAACAGTAACTTACGATGCACACTATAATGCACCAAGCACTCCAGGCGCAAACGATATTTGGGTTAAACTAACTAGCCCAGGTAACGGCATGGATTTAGATTTTTGGCGTTATGACAATACAGTTGCACGTTTTAACAGTGTTACAGTGCAAGGTTTTAGTACTACACAAGCTGATGGCCCAGGTGCAATTGGTGATTTTGATCCAGCAGATGGTTCAAGTGTAACTAACTTATCAGCATCAAGTGCAGTAGCAGGCAATCTATTGATTGACCAACAAGCTAACACAAGAGCAACAATTGTTATTCGTGAAGTTGCAGCTGGTGCACCGGCTGCATTAACTGCTCCAGATGTACAAGCAGATGCAGCAATGCCAACAGCAACAGCAGCAGATGGTACTTATTGGTTCGACAACGATATTGATTCCTTAGATCTTTATCAAGTTGACGGTGCAAACTACAAACCAGTTACAGCAACTTACAGTCAAACAGCGCCTAATGCACCAAGTGCAGGTGACATTTGGATTGATACACTACAGTCTGCTGAAAACCAAGCCAACGAACGTGATTATCCAAAAATTTATAGACGTAATGCAGGCAACAGTGCTTGGATCAAACACAGTAACACAGATCAAAGCACTAGCAATGGCGTATTATTTGCAAACATCACTGATGTGAGTGCTGATGTTAGCAATGGCGGTACACATGCAACTCCAATCACTGGCGCACCAGATGCATTGGTTTATCCAAACGAAATGATTGTTGTAAACATGGCACAGAGTAGAAACACAGTGCGTGAATGGAATGCAACTGCAACAAAAAGTGGAGGACACCCTACTCCAACGGTTCCGGGTGCTTGGAGAAACGCAGCCGCTAATCATGCAGACGGCAGCGGACGTTTTGGACGCTATGCACAACGTGGTGTAATTGCAACAGGCATGCAATCTGCAGCGGCAAATACAGATCTTAGAGATCCAACTCTACGATTTAACTTGATTGCAGCACCTAACTATCCGGAATTAACTGATGAAATGGTAACATTGAACAGTGACAGAGGCGAAACAGCGTTTATTATTCTAGATAGTCCACTACGTAAGAATCCAACTGACATTGTAAGTTGGGTACAAAATAGTGGTAATGCTAGTGAAAACGGTGAAGATGGATTGGTAACAAACAACACTTACAGTGCAGTTTACTATCCGAGTGGACAAACAACAGAACCATTAAATGGTAACACAGTTGTTGTTCCTTCAAGTCACATGGCATTGTATACATATGCTTACAATGACAACATCAGCTTCCAGTGGTTCCCACCAGCAGGAACAACACGTGGTGTTGTACAGAACGCTACTAGCGTTGGTCACATGACAACAGAAGGTGAATTTAAACCATTGAGTCTAAACCAAGGACAGCGTGATGCTATGTACACTGTTAAACTAAACCCAATCACAACATTCCCAGGACAAGGTACAATTGTATTTGGTCAGAAAACTCTGCACACAACTACAAGCGCATTGGATCGTGTGAACGTTGCTAGATTGGTTGCATATCTCAGAGATAGATTTGATGAGTTAGCTCGTCCATTCTTGTTTGAGATCAACGACCAACTAACAAGAGATAGAGCTAAGATTGTATTTGAAAGATTCTTAGCAGACATCCTAAGTCGCAGAGGCTTGTATGACTTTGCAGTTGTATGTGACGAGAGTAACAACACTCCAGCACGTATTGACCGCAACGAACTATACATTGACGTTGCGATTGAACCAGCTAAAGCGGTTGAGTTCATTTATATCCCGATTAGAGTAGTTAACACAGGCACAATTAGGGCAATTAACTAAAAAAATTAACTGAATACTTAATTAGGCGTCCAAGGGCGCCTAATTTTTTGACTAAAAATCATAAATACGTATAGCCGGTATTACAAGGAGAACAAGATGGCAGTTATTACAACACTAGGTGTTCCAGACAATCAGGGCGCCACAACAACAATTATGCCTAAGCTCGCATATCGTTTTAGAGTGACTTTTATTGGAGACGGTTTCAGTGCTACTCCTACAAGAAGTGTTATCAGTGTAACACGCCCTTCACTTACACACGATGAAGTGGTGCTAGACGCATACAACTCAAGAATTTATTTGGCAGGTAAACATGCCTGGGATCCATTAACTGTGGTTCTCAGAGACGATGTTGACAGTGCCGTTATTAGAGAATTAAACAACCAATTAAACAGACAAGTAGATCATGCTAACCAAGCAGGTTCAAGAGCTGGTAGTGGTTATAAGTTTCAAATGAAAGTAGAAAGTTTAGACGGTGCAAACCCAACACCAGGTATATTAGATACATTTGAACTAGCAGGTTGCTATATTGCAAACATCCAATACGGTGATATGGATTATGCTAACAGTGGTCAAGTACAAATCACAGTAAGTATCAGATATGACAATGCAGAAATTTATGATGCAGCAGGCAATGCTACACTAACAGGTGAGACACCAGATCAAACAGTGAGTAACGCTACAGGCGGCGGTAACTAATTAGGAACCTAGCATGGGATTGATTAGTAATACCGGCCCTTATAATGCTGCCGCTGATCACTTTAATGTCCAACATGGCAGTCAGGTAATGACTGCCATACCTAGGTCAAAGTTTCAGTTCAGTGTTGATTTTATACTCAATTCCACAGTTCCATTAGAAGATGAAAGTTTTGGAAGAGCTTTTACGTTTCATAGAGTAAGCAGTGCAGGACTTCCTGACTACAACTACAATGTTATTCCTGTAAATCAATACAATAGGATACGTTACGTTCCAACTAGACTAACAGTTGATCCTGTTACAATCATATTTTATGACACCAAAGATAGTCAGTTTGATTATTTACTGAGAGCATATGCGAAACATTACTTTCAAGGTCATAGTATGGATTCAGGTAACTTCAATGACAGTCCTATTACCAATGAGTTTTTTAGCAGCGGTGCTAGTCACGAGTTCGGTGCTAAAACAATAAGAGATGATCAAAGATTCTTTTTTGAAGAAATCGTTATTACACAACAAGATACTGCACAAGGTGGTAGACGAACACACTTGTATAACTGCATGATGACAAATGTTAATCATGACAGACTCAACTATAGTGATAGCACTCCTGTTGAATATACAGTCCAGTTTCAACCAGAACACGTGAATTATTTTGCATTAGGAGACAATGGTTCTAGTGCAGCACAAGTGGCTTCTGGAGGTAATGAAGCCACTGTGGTAGCAAACAGAAGCAATCAGCCTCAGAATACACAAACAGTAGGCAATATTGTTACTGATGGTAACGGTAATGCAGTAACAGATAGTAGTGGTAATCCAGTTAGATCTGGATAGCAATAAATACTACTAGAATGGCAAACAAATTTCAGCAAGGTATATATGAGGTAAAAAATCCTCGTAAGTATGTGGGCAAACACAAGCCTAAGTATCGTAGTGGATGGGAATTAAAGTTTATGCGAATGCTAGACGATCATCCTAATATACTAGCATGGGCTAGCGAAGCACATAGAATACCATACAGAAATCCTGCTACAGGTAAGAATACACACTATGTTCCAGACTTTTTTATAGTGTACGAAGATAAGAATAAACAGCGCAAAGCAGAAATGATTGAGATTAAACCTGCAGGACAAACTCTAGCATATGCTAGAAGTACAGTACAAAAAGCACAAGCAATTGTAAACGAAGCAAAGTGGCAAGCTGCCAAAGTGTATTGTCAAAGACAAGGTGTTGGCTTTAGAGTTTTAACTGAAAACGAATTGTTTAACCAACCTACAAAGAGGAAAAAACGATGAGTAGCAAAATTGAAGATGTATTTGATTTACCTCCTATGAAAGAGGAAGTGGTAGATGAACCTATCAAAGAAGAAGAGACAGGGCTAGATATTGCACAGTTACAGCAACAACTAGATACAGCAGACAAAATTGATGCCGCACTGCCAATGGTAAGAGACTTGGAAAACTTAGATATTGACATGGACAAGTATGCAGACAAAGCAATGCATGCATTTCAAGACCTTATGGATCTTGGACAAAATGTAGAAGACCGTCATGCAGCGGCAATATTTGACACAGCAAGCAAAATGATGACCAATGCTATCACTGCTAAAACAGCAAAGATGGACAAAAAACTTAAAATGGTACAACTACAACTACAAAAAGCCAAGTTTGATGCACAAGAAGCCAAAGCAAAAGGCGGAGACACTGCTATTCAAGGCGAAGCAGAAGAGTTTGAAGACCGCAATGCATTGATTAACGCTGTCATTAATAAAATGAACCAAACGGATAAATAACTACAGTTAAGGAAATCGCGATGAAAAGTTTGAAACAATATCTAGCTGAATCTGAAAAAACCTATGAGTTCAGACTTCGTAGTCTAAACGAGATTTCAGATGAACATATGGACAGAATTGAAAACCATATGAAAAAATACAACATGGAAAGCATGGGTGCTCCTAAGAAAACTATTATGCACAAGCCAAGGGGCTTTGCAGATGTAGGCGCACAAGAAGTTTACATGTACGACTTTGCTACTAAATTACCAGCAACACCACACACACTGCATGAAGAAATTGCAAGTATCTGTGGTTGCAGCATGGGCAGTATGATAGTAAACAACATGAACGAAGCTGAAGAGCTATGGGAAGTTGAAGAAGAGTCAGACGAAGAAGCAAAAAGCGTACTAGCTGACGCAGATTACAGCGAAGCAGAAAAAATCAATCCAGAAGATCATTACGGTGACAAGTACAACGAAAAAATGGTAAAAGACAGCCTGGGTGCAGATTTATACAAAGAATACAAGGTGTGAGAAAATGAATTTAGATGATTTAATTAAATTAGCAGGACTTAGTAAATCAGCTGACACACCAGTGCAAGAACAGCCACAAGATTCACATGATGGCATGAGAACATTGATTGCATTGGTAACTCCAGAGCAATTGAATCAATTGCAAGGTGAAGCTGATCTTGAAGAAGAAGGCTACCAAAACAGTGGTGATCACTACAGCGGTGAGCCCGAAGAATACAAAGGCACATTAGGTAGTCCTGCTGACCTAAGCCTACGCAGATACCTGGGAGCCAACGGCGAGCATGTAACTGTAGATGAAACAAAAGTGTATGAAGATCACAAAGTAGAAGATATTACTGAAGCATTTGCGCAGTACAAAGCTGCACAAAATCAAGTAGTAGCAGAAGCACATGCATGTGGTTGTGATGATAGTTGTGCATGCGGCGGCAACTGCGGTCCAGACTGCAACTGTCACAGTGGATGCAGTGCAACAAATGAGTCAGTTACTGAAGGTCGTATGAAAGATGAAATGATAGATGATGCTGAAAAAATGAGTAAATCAGCCTTTATTAAAAAATACGGCGAAGAAAATGCTGGTACATGGGAAAGTGTGAACGAATCACTTGAAGAAGCAGTGGTTGACGAAGATGATGTTGAAGAAGACAACGCATTCAACAGTGCAGCGGCTAACGCTAAAAAAGCTGGTAAAAAGAACTTCAGCTTCAATGGTAAAACATATCCAGTAAAGATGGATGCTAAAACAGCAGACGGACTTACAGATGATATCAATGATTTACGTAAGCTAGCAGGACTATAACAATGGCACACAGTCAAGAATCAAAAATAGATAATACCTTTACAGGTGCAATGAACCAAGTTAACAGACTTGAAAAAGTTTTTAGATCAGATGGTTTATTGCAAAAAGCCATAGAGGATATCAATGGTGATACTTCTTGGCTTGATGATATTAGACAAGCACTGTCTGACGCTTACGATGCACTAGAATCAGGGCATCAAGGCACAACCAGTCATATGCAAGATGAAAGTGTTGAAGAAGCAGGCATAGGCGCACCGGATTACAATCCAGCAAAAGCAAGCAAACAAGGCCCAGGATATGCTAGTTTGCCACAGCCTATTAAATTAGCAGGCGACAGCATTTGGGACAGAGACGGCGAAAATCCACCTAGTGTTACAATGACTGACTACGAAGTTGAAGAACGAGATGGTATGATTGAAGTAGTTGTTATGCACGACGGTCCTTGGACAGTTTACACAGACAGTGGTTTTGAAGAATTTGTCAGTGATATGATTGGCACAGAAGTTCAGTTCAGTGAACAAGGTATGCAAGAAGATGGTAGAGCACACCTTGAAGGTTCACTTGAAATGGAAAGTGCTGATCTCACAAGAATTAAAAAATTAGCAGGCATTTAAACTAAAAGGCAGTGTGTTTCACACTGTCTTTTTTTCTGATAAGTACTAGTATGGCAGTAGATACTAATTTAATCAAGTCACCTTACAAACGAGAAAAATTTAATCAACAACAGATTGAAGAGATTGTAAAGTGTACACAAGATCCAATTTATTTTATTGAAAACTTTGTATGGATTCAACATCCAGTCAAAGGAAGAATGAAGTTTGACTTGTTTGACTTTCAGCGTGGACTGCTGGATGCATATCATAATCACAAATACAGCATTGCACTTATCAGTAGACAAATGGGTAAGTCAACAGCCGCCGCGGCATATTTGCTGTGGTATGCTATGTATGTGCCTGACCAAACAATCCTTATTGCGGCACACAAATATAGTGGTGCTCAAGAGATTATGCAACGTATACGTTTTGCATATGAACTTTTACCTGATCATGTACGCAGTGGTGTAACAGCATATAACAAAGGTAGTTTAGAGTTTGACAATGGTAGTCGTATTATTGCACAAGCAACCACTGAAAACACAGGACGTGGTTTGAGTATTTCGCTAGCATATTTGGACGAGTTTGCATTTGTAAGACCTACTATTGCCCGTGAGTTTTGGACCAGTTTGTCACCAACATTGAGTACAGGTGGTAAGTGTATTATTACAAGTACACCCAACCAAGACGATGACCAATTTGCACAGATTTGGCGTGCCGCTTGCAACACAGTGGACGAATATGGATTTGAAAAACAAGTTGGTAAAAACGGATTCAAAGCATACAGCGCAGATTGGAAACAACATCCTGATAGAGATCAAACATGGGCAGATGAAGAACAAGGCAAAATTGGCGAAGAGCGTTTTAGACGTGAACACCTCAACGAGTTTATTGCATATGACGAGACACTTATCAGCAGTTTAAAACTTGCTGTGATGGAAAGCAAAGAAGTATACAAACGCACAGGGCAGGTGCGATGGTACAGAAATATTACCAAAGGTAAAACATATATTGCAGGACTTGATCCTAGTTTGGGAACAGGCGGAGACAATGCCGCTATACAAATATACGAATTGCCTGGCATGCGTCAGGTAGCAGAATGGATGCACAACAAGACACCTATCACTGAACAAATAAAAATACTAAGACAAATGCTGATGACCATACAAGAAGAAGCACCAGAAAGCGAAATATACTGGAGTGTTGAAAACAATACACTAGGTGAAGCAGCATTGGTAGTGATAGCAGAAGTAGGCGAAGATAATATTCCTGGAACATTGGTAAGTCAGCCTCGCAGTGCTAACAGAGGCTTTAGAAAAGGATTTACCACCACAAACAAAAGCAAACTTGCGGCATGTAGTAAACTCAAAACATGGGTTGAAACAGATAGAATGGAGATTGCTAGTAGTGCATTGCTCAAAGAGATTAAAACATTCATAGCTAGAGGTCAAAGTTTTGCCGCCAAAGACGGTGAAACAGATGATCTTGTAATGGCATGTGTATTGGTTGTGAGAGTTGCACAGCAGGTAGCACAGTATGACGAAAGTGCATACGATGAACTTAAAGATACTTTTGATGATGACGAGAGTGTCGAGCCCATGCCTTTTGTGTTTCTAACATAAATACATTAAAGGAATTGATTCAATGATTAGTAGCAATAGTATTGCCAATGACATTTTTAAAATTTTAAAAGGCAGCGGTGTTAGCGTACAGTTGTTTACAGATGAAGGTGACAACACTGTTGATCCTGAACAGGCAAGACGTTTCTATATGAAAGAAACAGGCAGTATGGTTAATCTAGATGAAACAGATAGCAAGCGTGAAATTCGTGTTAGTGTTAATCGTAACACAGATTTAGATGCTTTTAAAGATACACTGTTTCAACTTAAAAATCTAGCAAATCGCAGTATCATTGAATATACACTTAAAAGTTTTACAAAACACATTGAACCCAAAGACCAAGATTACCAAGCGCAAAAGGTGAGAGACATGAAAATAGATGAAGGTATTAGCCCAGCATGGGGAACTAGCAAAAGCAGTTACCAAAAGCTAGAAAGTGCTAAACTAATTATTAAACACACAAAACCAGTGAACGAAGAATCACGTGGAAGCCGCAGTAGAAACATCAGTGCTATCTACATTGAAAATGCTGAAGGCGAAAGAACAAAGATGCCAACAAACAACTTGGCAGGTGGCAGAGCTATGCTACGCCATGTACAAGAAGGCGGCACGCCATATGATGAATTTGGACAGTATATACAAGAACAAACTGTAGAACTTAAAAAACTTAAAGAGTTTGCAAACTACAGTAAGCGCAATGGTTTGGTAAACGAAGATACAGCAGAAATCGTAGAAGCAGTCTCTCAGCGTATTGCTAGTATCAGAGAAAGCATTAACAAACTAAAAGGTTGTAAGTGCTATCACGAAACCAAAGAACAATTTGAAGCAAAAGAAGTTAAGATCAATGAAACAGATCGTAACAAACTTCGCAATCAATTTACAGTACGCACATTTGATGAAAACATCGACAGTGCGTTACCTTATGTAAATGCACTCGTTAAAGAGATGAAAGCAATCAAAGAACGTGATGAATTTGCAAAGGAAACACTGGATAACTTAGTTAACACTATCATTGGAATGGATAAGGTTAGACTACGTAAAGGTGTTGATGTAAAAAGCGATCCTGAAAACCCAATGGGCAACACACTCATGAGAGACAAGTCCATTCAAACACAATTGGGTGCAGCGGCAAGTTATCTAGCTGGTGCAATTGATGGTGGAAAAGATCAGGATCAACTCGCTGTCTTGTTGTCAAGATTTGACGATGAGGTTGACAATATCAAAGATGGTGCTATGTTAAAGAAAGCCGTATTGGCTATCAAAACATTACTGTCTAAGATGAAAGCAGAACCAGCGAGTGAAGGTCGTGTACCTAGTGAAGACTATGAACAAACATTTGAAAGCGCATTTAACAAATACGATTTCAATAAACTTTTTAGTTGACAACTTCACAAAACACACATATACTAGTGACTATATAAGTAGTCACGAGGCATACTTAGGCAACAAACATAGGCATAATTAAGGAGAATAACTATGGCAACATTGGCAGAAATTCGTGCAAAATTGCAAGAGCAAGAAAACCGCGGCGGCGGTGGCTCAAGTTCAGGAGGAGGCGACAACGCTATCTTCCCATTTTGGAATATCCCAGAAAATTCAACAAGTGTACTACGCTTCTTACCAGATGGTGATGCAAGCAACACTTACTTTTGGCGTGAGCGTCAGATGATTCGTTTGGAATTTGCAGGTGTAAAAGGCGATCCTAACAGTCGTCGTGTTACTGTAAACGTTCCATGTAATGAAATGTGGGGTCCAGTGGGTAGCTGTCCTGTACTGAGCGAAGTACGCAACTGGTTCAAAGATCCTGCATTGGAGGACATGGGCCGTAAATATTGGAAAAAACGCAGTTATGTGTTCCAAGGTTTTGTAGCTGAAAGCAGTCTACAAGAAGATACTACTCCTGAGAATCCAATTCGTAGGTTT